TTATATCTCCGTAAATTCTATAGTCATATCAAGGTAATCATAACCTACCGATGAACCTGTCGCTACCATTCTTTTTATTATATCATAGGTAAAAGAGGTAATGTAACAACTATATATTACCCCTGTACTTGTTGCAGAGTCAACATATGTTGAATCTGATTGAACAGTATTTGGAGTTGAAACAGGAGTTTCGGCGGCATGTATTACCTTAACCTGAATAGGAACAAATAGATTGCCTTCATAAAAAGCTTTTGTCCATGCAGCACCTTTTGTACCTGAAGAATAATCAACTAGATTTGAATCTAAAGATGGAACGTCTTTCCAATCGGCTGTAATCTTTGCCTTTTTAGCAACAACGTATTTACGCAAAATTCCGTTAGCCATTCTTTGCGAAGCTTCTATAATCTCATATCCAATTTTAATTGGCTGACGATTATGATCAGTAAGTTTATACCATGTACTTCCATCTAATGATACTTGTATTCCAGGTGCTATTCTATATGTCATGCCATTCCCGCCAAACTAACTGATGGAAGTCCTGAATTTGCTTTTGTAGGAGTAACAGTGCTCTTAGTAGTAATTTTATTTCCCGCTCCATTTTTTTGAGAATGTGTTTTTAAAGCTTTTAATGTATGTTCATGTGCTGCTTTTGCTGCTGCAGCAGCTAACGCATTATTATCTGCACCTGAAGTTTGTACTGCAACATTTACCGTAACGCCTGCAGAATTTACATTTACATCTTGTCCACGTAATGTAGGAAGCTTGACAGCATTTGAGATTGATTTATTAATTGTTTTTACACCATTAGCAATAGCATCATTAAGGTCTGACAAGGCCTGTGAGAATACATCAGTTCTTGCCTGAATGGTATCCATTTTGCCCTGCATAATATTTTCTTTAGTTGTTGCATTAAAATCAACTGTAGCCCCTTTAGCCTGTTGTCCCAGCATTGCTGCTTGCAAATAGTTTCCAGATATCAAAGCTTCTTTAGATTGTTGATTAAGACTTTGCATCGCTATGTTGTAATCCATTTGACGCTTTACTTCAGCAGCTTTTTGTTTTTCAACAGTAAGTTGATCTTTTAATGTTTTAAGAATTGTATTTTCAGATTTTACTTTTGCTTCAAGTTGCTTTTTTATAGCTTTTTCTTGTGCCGTTCCAGTAAATGTGGCAGTACTTCCGCCAAGACCATCACTATTGGTTTTTGTAGGCTTACCATCATTTGCAAGTTTTGCAGCTTCAGCATTAGCTTTTTCAAGATCCTTCATTAATTGAGCCATTGCTTTTGGATCTGAAGCTAATTTAGTTAATGCAACACTGTCAAGTCCTTTTTTCAATCCCATTGCTTGTGCTTCAGAAATTAACATTGCTGCGCCAGTATTTTTTATCACTCCATTGATTTTATTAAAATTAGCAATAAAGTTTTTATCTTGTCCCATATTTTGTAATTCCAAAGCAAGGAATTGGCCAGATGCTGCAGCACTTAAGCCACTACTATTTAATGCATCCATTGCACCTTTCATGCCTGCAGATGTTGCTGTTGCTGACATAAGAGAAGTTGCAACTGTTCCGAACCCATCTGCTACATTTTTTTGATCTGCATTTAATGCATTATAACTATTACCTAGACCAGCAGTTGCTTGACTTTCTAAATACGTTGCGTTACCAGCTGCCACCACTTTTTTCAATAATGTTTCTTGAGCTTTACCCGCAGATGCAGTTGCAGGAATAATTTCTTTTAATGCAGCATTTAAGTATTGTGTTTTTCCTGCATATTGTAGCATTGCAGTTACCATCTTTTGCACCCCTGCTGGATCCATGCCTGCGGCAACTTGAGCTGCGGCAAATTGCTTTAATGTTCCAACTACTCCACCTACGGAATCATATCCCTTAATTGCATCTGCAGTTTTCTTTGTTGGATCATTTTTATCCATCTTTGCAATTGCGTCTGTTAATTGATTAATCTCACTAATTGTTTTCTTTGAAGTAATTCCAGCACTTGTCAGGGCATCTGCCATATGCAATATTCTTGGCGTTGTATCTTGTACTGTCCCGCCAAACATTGCTATAGCGCTTGTACTTGCAGTAAATGTTGCCTTAACTGTGGCTTGATGCTCTTTCTCTGCCTTCATTAATGCACCAATACCACCTGTTACAAGTCCTAGTGCAGCTCCTGCTGCTGCTCCCCAAGGACCAAACATCATTCCCATTCCAGCCATTGATGAAACTGACCCCGCAATGTTTGCAACATTACTTCCTTTTGGAAGCATGCTGGTAAGCATCTGGCCACCCATCATCATTGCAGTAGATGCACCCATCTTTGCACCCATGCTCATCTTGCCTTCTGGAGTAATTAACTTTCCTTTAATTTTCCCTAACATTCCTGAATTTTGTGTAAATCCGCCATTTTCCATTAATGGACCATATGGTTTTTCTGAAGGACCTACAATGCCTGGGGCTTGTGGAATTCCTGCTTTTTCAAGTCCTGGAATTGCTTCTTGAACTGGAACATTAAATCCTAATTCACCTTGCTTATAGCCAGCCTTAAATGCTTCACCTTGAGTCATACCTGCTGCATATGATTCTTTTGTCATACCAGAAACTTCTAGCATACTTGCTATCAATTCTTCATGAATATCACTACCAATTGATCTGATTGGTATTTCTACTCCTGCTTTAAATGCTGTAGCAATTTTTGCTCCGCCTTCTGCAAATATTGGAATTTGATCATTTACAATTTGACCAGCACTTGTTAGCATTAATGCATGCAACTCAGAACCATTTGACTTAAATTTATTAATTACCTTTGCATTTACTTTATCAATTCCTGGAAGCATTAACTGTGTTGCTTCAACTAATCCCTGTGTTGCGGCTTGACCGTATTTTTCTCCAACCATCCACCAAGGCTTTGTTTGTTTACCAGCCATGTTTGCTACAAATGTTATTTCTTCTTCAACAATACCGCCCATTGCAGCCATTGATTCTTTAACGCCTTGTACGACACCTTCGCCAATAGGCTTACCAATTTTTCTTTTAAATAGTCGGGATGGAGAATGAACTTCTGCAGTAGATTCCATTTCCTTAAGCATTCCATTAATAAACTTTAATGATGATTCTGAAGCTTTAGGAAGTTCTGAAATTATTCCATCTGCTGCACCCTGAGCAATCATTTTTCCAAGTTTTTTATACTCTTCAGTTTCTGTCAACTTTTGCTTTTCAAGTTGCTTCATTCTTAATGCAGCATTTTGTGCTTCAATTCTAGTAAGTGAAATTTGAGTTTCTCTGATTGCTTGTTCATCTTTAATTTTATATTTCTTTAAAATTACAAGTCTTTGTCTCAAAGTTTTTTCTAGAGCTACGTCTGGTGTTGAACTATTATTAATAGAAGAGGCATCTCTTCTACCAGTTTTTGTGTCATATGTTGTTGACTTTTTAAAAGCAGTCAATGCTGCTGGAGTTGACTTATCTTCTTCAATATATTTAGATAGTTGAAGATCTTCAACTGAAGCTGCACGTCCTTCAAGTCTAGCTCTACCCGCTGCTCTGGCTCCTACCATTTGAGAAACTACACCATCTGCTTTATAGCCAGCCTTAGTTTTTGTTACAAATGGACTTGATGCTCCAGATACTCCTCTTGCAGTATCTTCTACACCTTTTAATACTTTATCCAATACTGATTGATATAATTTTTGTTCTGCTTCTGTTACAGCTTGATTTCCCGCTTTAAATCCAGCAACCTCTTCTGGAGTAATTCCTTCAATTTCTTTTGCTGCAGAATTGATAATCTTATCCATGTAATCTCTTTTGGCTTTAACAACATCAGTATCTTTTGATGTCCCCTCCTTAGAGTATAATTCTGAAATTGTTGACATTGGAGCATTTTCTGCATGTGAAACGCCATATAGTTGAGATGCTTTAAATATTTTTTGATCTTCTGGAGTATTTTCTCCCATTGATCTGTGTGCCAGATCTGATTGATCTGCAAGCTGTTTCATTCCAGCTTCCGAAACCTCCATGATTAAACCAGGAATTTTTTGAAATTCCCCTACCGATTCACGAATGATTCCTGGGATTTTTTCTGCATCTCCACTCATCTCGCTTATCATTGTGGCGGATCCACTTAATCCTGTTCCAGAGGTACTCTGCCCATGTGGTTCTGATAACCATACTGGTTCACCAGATTCAGTAGTTCCATAATTTTCTGTTTGCTTTGTTACTTTGGCAGCTCCAGCCATATACCCTGGAAGATTTCCTTCTATCATGGCTTGGACAAATGGATAATACTTCTTTACTTTACTTGCAGGAATAACTGCTTCTCCTGGGGCAAGCATTGCAGGGAATGTATCTTTTGAACCGTCCCCACTTCCTGGAACTAATCCCTTAGCAAATCCTGGGACATGCATTTGAGAGTAAATTCTTTTTTCTGTAGTTGCTGCTCCACCAATTGTTTGGATTAAGCCTTCAACATTTGTACCCATATTTAGGGTTGCAACCATTTCTTTCAAATTCATGGTAAGGTCTTGAATAGCAGTTGCAAGAAGATCAATTGATTTTACATCATCAATAATTCCTGAATTAAAAATCTTATTAGCATTTTGTGCAGCAATTAATTCTGGAGTTAATAATTGACCAATTGTTTTACCGCCAGTTGCAAGTTGCTTTAAATTAAATATACCTTTAACTAGATATCCAACGAAGTTAGCAAGAAGACCAGTTAACATAATAATAGGTCCTGCAAGAACTACACCTACTGCTACTGCCCCCATCACCGCCTTGACTGGTCCTGGAAGTCCAGAAAACACCTTTGCAATAGTATTTGCAAAATTCATAAGCTTTGTTGTAAATTCAATAATTTTTTGTCCAACTGGAACTAAATCTGCTTTAAATGTTTCTAACGCTCTTTGATATTGTGCTGTAGGAGAAGATGTTGCCTGCTTCATTTCTTGATTAGCAAGTGTTGCAAGTTCTCCTGATGTTGCTCCTGCAATTTTTAAAGCATTCACTGTTTGGCTTCCAACTTTTCCAAAGTTATCAAGAAGTGCGGATATACGAGCAAACTGGAACTTACCAAATAGTTTTTCAATTAATTGTTCTTTAACTAATGGTGAGAGCTTTGACATTCCCGCTTGCAAAGCCTCAAGCATTTTAACTGGATTTCCTTGAGTATTATCTTTAATAGATGTTAAATTAATTCCATATTGTGCAAACTCTTTTGATGCTGCAGAAGTTGGAGCAATCATAGATGCAACGGCAGATTTAACTGCGTTAGCAGCTTGTGCTGCAGGAATACCTGCTTCACGCATTGCAACAAGCATAACAGCAGTATCTTTATATGTACCACCAAGCTGTTGCATAATTGGACCAACACGTGGTATTGCTTGTGTCATATCTCCAAGTGTCATGGTTGTTTGCTTTTGAATATCTGAAAGGAAGTTTACAGCATCTGCTAGTTGGTATGTGCTTACCTTATAAACATTCTGAAGAGCAACAACAGTATTTGTTGCATCTGCGGTTGATACTGCACCAAGTTTTGACAAACGCATTGTTTGCGCTGTTGTATCTAAAAGATCTTTACCCTGACGACCCATAGCAGCAAAGTTTGCAGCTGCCTTAACAGTTTCAGTTTGTGCAATACCCATACTTGATGCAATTTGTTTTCCTAGGTTTATTACCTGTCCAGAAATTTCATCAAGCTGTGCTTGTGATGGAGGAGTTAAGCCTTCGCCATAAAGTCTTTGCAATCTTGTCAATTCTATATTTACATCTTTAAATGAAGATACTGCTTGTTGTCCAAATATCATTAACGGAACAGACATGCCTACGGTTAACTGACGGCCTGCCCACTGTGTATTTTTACCCCAGTTAATTAATTCTTGACTGCCTTTAGCTACCGCTATATTATAAAGATTTTGTTCATTAGCAGCAAGTTTTGTTGCATTTGCTACCTTATCAATTGCTGTTGGTGTATATACAGAAAGAACACCTTGTTTTGTAGGATCTGAAACAACTATAGAATTTTGAAGTTTTGTTTGCTCTAATGCTAAGGCTTTAATTTGTGCTACTGCTTGCGTAGACTTTTGACTAATTATTCCATAATATTCAGAAAGCTTTAATTTACCAGAAACAAGTGCATCTCCAAAACGAGCAGTTTCTGAAGACATCTTAACAGTAGATTCTGTAAATTGTCCTGTTGAAAGTAATGTTTGCTTAAATGAAGAATTTAAGTTTATTAAATCTTTTTGAAGAGTAGAGCTTAACCCAACCCCAGATAAACCTTTTTGAAGTATATCAACTTGCGCCTGAAATGCTTTTAATTGGGCATTGACTGAAGAAAAATCGCCAAGTGCAACAATATTAAATTCTATGCGTGACAAGTATAATCAACCCCCTTATAATTCAATAAAGCTAAGTCCTTCATTTATTCCGAATCCTTCTTGGCTTGCCAACCTTGAATTATTTAATGCGCTGACATCATCTGGCTCTTCAGCACTATCTTCAAGCTCAACACCGTTAACGGCTGCTAAGAATCTCATCTCCCTTTCTTCTTTTTCTCTTGATGCAGTTAACAATGCATTAAGTTCATCAAGAGAAAGATTTGATTCTAACTCGTCAAAGTTTTTCCAATGACCGAGCAAGAAAATTTCGGACTCTAAGGAGCGGAGATCTAGTTCGTCCCAACTAGGGCTGCTCCCAGTAGGTTTGGGTCTGTCAACTTCAAACCTCCTGCTATTTCAAGAATTTTCATCATTGTGGGAATTTCAATTATTTCTTCAAATTTATCTCTGTCAGAAGCAAGATCTGATCTATTTAATCCTTCAAGGCAAACCATTGCAGCTTGAATAAAAGTATCCATTGCGGCATCATCATTTTGAGAATCTTCGTTCTCCATAGTCTTAATGACTTCCATAAACTTTCTAAGTTGCTTAATGGGTAGGGGTTTAATGGTAAGGGTTTCACCATTACTTAATTCAATTTCTACTACATCATATACAGTTGTTGCCAATTTATTGCTCCTTTGTTATCTGTTTAATTATACCAATAAAATAAGAATAGACAAATTCAAGACCCCCGTCATTTCTGACAGGGGCTTGAAATTCTATATTAAGTTGTATTTAGATATTAGTTAGTGCCGTATACACGGTCAATAACAACACCATATTCTGCGCCTGCATATGCATAGTCAGAATCAGGCAAGCAACGGAAGTTCACTGGGAATACGGTTGCTGCATCACGCTTTAGTGCATGCATTGTTGTGTCAATTGCAACAACACGACGTGCAACATAAACACGCTCTTTAGAGCGGATTAAGTTGTTTCCAACATATGAACCTGTTCCAACTGCTGTTGAAGAAGATGCACCTGATGGCACTGTTAGTGATTGTGATGTACCAATTTGCTGTGGAGCTTGTCCAACTGCAATGATTACACGCTCTACTGGAGAATCTCCAAGAGCACCTGCTGCCATGTTTAATGTAGCTGCTGGTGCATCTGTAGCTGAAACTGAAGAGTCATTGTTAATCAATGTTGGTACTGCTGTTACTGTGCTTGCAGTGTTTGCAACATAGTATGAATCCATTTGACCCCATGAGAATGTTAGGTTCTCAAGAGTTGCTTCTGAAAGCTCTGTCTTAAGCATAACTTTTAGTGTTTGCTTGAAAAGACGTGCTGCATCTAGAAGCTGGTCAACCATTACCTCACCATATACTGGTTCGTAAGAAATTTCAAATCCTGTAGATGTATATCCTACTTCACGATATGTAGAAGGGTTTGCCAAAAGAGCTTGACGTGCTGGAATTGCACCTGTGAATAATGTTTTTAATGTTGCATTATCTGTTGCTGGACGACCCAAAGAGTTGGAAGAATTTCCAACGCTAGTAAATAGTGCTGCTGCACCGACGATTACGTTTTTTACGCTTGTAGCCATTTTTATTTCACCACCTTATTTATTTTAAATTAAAACCAAAAAAACAAAAAGACAAATTTTACTTCCTCATAGAAAAGCATATCACTGTTTTATTTTAAATCAAAGTTATACATATTTGCCTGTACCTTGATCAACTTCACGAACATAAGCGTAAGTTATTGAAATCATACCATTCATAAATCCGCCCTCATCATGAAAAGCTTGAACTGGATCAACAGAATCAATATGGAAATAAAGATACTTATATGGGCTGGTAGTTGAAATAAGCTTATTAAACTCAACAGCAGTCTTCTCATATCTTCTAAAGAAATCTATCATCCAGTTTATCATAGTACGTATTTCAACAGGGTTTCTTGAAGTTATATTAAATGTAATAATATCTTCAGATATCCACCATTGGGTTCCCAGATTTTTTTGCACAATATCATAAACAATGTATGTTTTGCCAGGGAGTAGGTTATTAAATTCTGGTACTTGCTGTGCAGGTATAATTGGGATTAATGCCTGTGTAAAACCATCAGCAAAATAATTGCTTGACGATAATAAATTGTTATCTTGTAGCTCTTGCCATAAAACCTTTACAACATCATAAGATGCCACATATGAATAATCTGTCATTTAATCTCCACCAATCCCTTAGAAGCCATGTTACTAATTTGAGATACCATATTTTTAATTCCTATGATTCCCCCATTATTTTCAATAATTTTTGAAGCTTCACTAGATATTTTCTCATATATACCAGATGAATTCATAATTAACTGTGCATTCTTGTTATACCACTCAAGCATAAAAGATGAAAAAGAATTTTTTGTTGCTATCCCACCAGGATTTTTAATATTTACTATAGTGCCAGGCTTTAAAAACATCAATCCAGTTCTGCCTGCAAATGCCAATATATTTGCAGCGGTATATTGTATGGGCAAACCTTTTTCCATAACATCTGCTTTATTTTTAAAAATATTTTTTTTGTTTACATATTTGCCAGATTTACCAGGAATTAGCAATTCTGGATTAATTGGGACTGGAACTTTTGATGGGGTAAAACTTGAGTTAATAATTAAATGACCATTAAGTGCAGAAATTCTTTCAATAATAAAAAGCCTTGCTCTTGGATTTCCTATTTGACCCCATTCATACACATGGTGCATTTTTTTAGGATTTTGAACAGCAAACCTATCTGCTGCAAAAACAAATCTTTCTCCAACTATTGTAAATGTGGCTTTTGCCATCTCTTCAAGAAAAAATGGAGATTGCATTTGCCCCAATGCTTCTATGGCTAAATTTAAACGCTTGTCAACGTTTGATGTATTAACTGATAGTTGAATCATTATCTTGTACAGATACCCTTACTAGGGATGACTCAAAATATGATATTTTGCCAAATGGATCAAGCACAGCATGTGAAGACGTTACTTCAAATATAGAATCTGGCTTATCATATTTATCAATTTCTAAAAATACTTGTTGTCCATCACTAGACCTAATAAACTCTACTCTCCAACGCTTACTTAAAAGCTGAAGGCTTTTTAATTTAATCTGTAATCTTTCATCATAAGATCCAACTGCATTATTGGAACCATTGAACACCTTGTTGTCCCCACGACTAGACGTGCCTTTTGTTTTAATAGGCTCTACTTTGCACTGAATCGTTTTGTCATAAACCCATTCTCTTGATATAGCTCCAGTATTTACATCTTGTGTATTTTGCTGTATATATATTTGAGCGGTCATGTTCATGATTGACCCTATAAATGATGTATTAAACATTAGATTATCACTATGTTTAAATTACGGTATAAGTCTAGGATATTATCCACCATAACATTTCCCGTTCCATTAAAAGCACCCTTAGCCATTTCAAATGAAATTTCACTAAGATTAACCTTTGACAGATACTTATTTCTCCAATTGTAGTCATTTGCAAGAATATCGCCAACAAGTAACATTGTTGCAAGCTTTATATCTTCTGGAACATACTTGTAACCAATTTGTCCTTGAATTTTATATCTAGCGTTGTCTCTAAAACGTCCATAATAGAGCACAGCAGGGTCTACCTGGTTGTCATATCTAACATCCCACCCTGCGTTAACAATGCGAATAGCACGACCTGTAGGGGTTATCTGAAGGCCAAATCCAAATGTGTTGTAGGCGGGATTTTGAGTATTATCAATTAACAATAAATCGTTTTCCCAAACCTTATCAATTGACAAAACTCTTTCTACAAGCTCAAGGGCATCAGAGCCTTTTCCAAATACTTCTTGAGATCCATAATAAGTATAAAATTTAATATCAGTATAGCCTTCAACAATAGTTCTAGCTAACTTTTCTGCCTTATAAACATCTTTTGGATCATAGTAGTTTAACTCTGAAGGGTCTGAGCCATAACCCAAGAAATCAACAATTTCTGATGTGCTGGCATAGCTTGTCTCAATTGAATAAAATTGATCTGATGTGGCAGTAATCCCGTTAGTATGATATGTCCAGGTTACTTGAATTACACGATTTGTATTGGTAATATTTTGATTTAATACCCAAGAATAGACACCAGTTGGCTTATCATCAATCGCAGTTGATGAAGATAAAAGGCTTACTCCTGTGTCAGCATCTACGATAGTTAATGTGGGAATAGAGTCAGCTTGAGTTAACACCCCACTAACATATACGTTTAAATATATCTTTTCCTGACTTCCTTTTTGGATGTTCTGCAATCAAAACGCCCCCTTTTATCTATAGTACTCTTGTGCCTCTCGTGGAGTCGCAAGGCGAAAACCTGCCTGAGTATCAAAAATGTCTTGCGCTTCTGATTCAGACATTGCAACTAATGGATGTTCCTGTGTAAAAGTATACGGTCCAACATTATAAGAGTGATTTGCACGATCCATTTTTACAAGAACTGCATTTGTTACTTTCATAATCTTAGACTCTCTTTTTTTCTTTTCAATCTCTGGAATTTCAATTTCTTCTTTTTCAGCTGATGTAAACTTATTATACATCTGATAGGTAATACCTTCTTCTTCAAG